AAAATAGATTGCGGCCATAGACAAAATCACTGCATCGGAATCTTTACCGAGCGTTTCAACATCAAATATAAACATACTATCTCATTTCAATTAGATTATCCCTAAAAATAGTCCATGTGTTTTCCCATGACCATTTCATTGAATGAATTGTAACATCATTCCGATTTAATGTCAAACACTTTTCAACCGATTCGGAAAGATTACCAGATAGATATCCAGTCTTTCCGATATCTACCACATCCAAAGGACCAGCAACAGGATATGCAGCCACCGGTGTGCCACAAGCCATCGCTTCAACCATTACCAATCCAAATGTTTCCCACCGACTTGGAAATACAAATACATCTGCATTTGCATACCATATAGCCAAATCACGGCCTGTTTTGAATCCAGTAAAGATTACATCTGGATATTTCTTTTCATATTCCGCTTTCATTGGTCCATCACCGACCATGACCTTCCGTGCATTTGGATAATCCAAATTAAAAAAATCTTCTAGGTTCTTTTCTTTACTCACACGGGATACACACACCAATAAAGGCTTATCGTCTTCATACATCTTTGGATAACTTGAATGAAATATCTCTCTATCAACACCACGGGTCCATGGTATAATATTTGATTGAAATCCATGGTCAAGTAAATCATTGACCATTGTGTCGGTTGTTGTCAATACTTTACCCGAATGCTTATGAAACCAACGGACATAAGCCCATGTGATAAACTCAGGCACACCAGTAAGTTTCTTTATGCCCTCAGGAAATTTAGTGTGATAAGCAGTATTATACCGATAGCCACGTTTGTCAAGATATTGTCTAGCACACAAACCAAGAGGACCCTCTGTGGCAATATGGATATAAGTCGGACATATCTCCTTAATCTTCTTGCCCAGTGCCCTCGGATAGGCAATCTTGACCTCGTTGTAGCCAGGGCAATTAACATAGCGGAAGTCCCCGGGATTGAGATAAACAAAGTTATAACCATCCAGAATCGCATGTGCCTCAATATTCTTGTATGTTGTAACGACACCATTGATTTGGTCATCTAGGTTGTCGGTGATGATGAGGATAGTTTTTGACATTGCCCTGTTACCTTAAAACTTTTAAACTTCAATTCATATTTCATTGTAGCCAAAACCTTTTCACAGGTTTGCTTATCATCAAATAGCATTTCTATGCGCCCAGGCTGGTCGCTTGGATTATTCGTGTGGATCGCTAACAGTATCAGTAACCACATCGTCTTTCTCCTTGGTCCATGTAATTATTTCCCAACGACCATTATGATGTTCAACTAATGCTGTACATGATTCAACCCAATCACCATCATTCATGTATGTAACGCCATCTATTTCTTTTATCTCTGCATGATGGATATGCCCACAGATAACACCATCAAAGCCACGTTTCTTACAGTATGCGGCTAAGTTCTTTTCAAACTGGAATATAAAATCTACCGCTTTCTTTACTCTTCCTTTGAGATACTGGCTAAGACTAAAGTACCTAAAACCAAAGCGGTGCAATAACCAATTAAGTTTACTATTGAGTGATAGAACCACATCATATGCTTTATCTCCTAAAAATGCTAACCATGGTGCAAGTCTTGTAATACCATCAAATAAATCTCCGTGCGTAACAAGATAGTGTTTGCCATCTGCACCGATGTGTTCCATTTGATTGTGTATTTCTATTAGACCGAAACTGAAATTGTATGGTATCATTGGTCTAAGGAATTCATCGTGATTGCCTGCTATGTACAGTACCCGAGTTCCTCTTTTTGCATGACCCAACACTCTACGTACCACGTTAGTGTGTGATTGCTTCCAACGCCATTTGTTTTGTTGTATTCTCCATGCATCTATTATATCACCGATTAGATATAATGTATCGCATGAATTATTCTTGAGAAAATTATTTAACTTCTCGGCCTGACATTCGTTTGTCCCGAGATGCACATCGGATATGAATATTGAACGATATGTTTTGTTGCTCATTCATTATGTAGATTACTGGATGGTTGAAATAAAATTGACACAAATCAAATAATCTGTTCGGTCCGTTTCTTGTGCCCTATACCAACATCAAGTCCGAATAATGTAAAGCCTCGGTAGTTGTCTTCAGATTCAGCCTTTATCATTCTATTTGCCAATTCAAACTTAATATACTTTACTTCTTCACTCTCATAATATTTACCATCATTGCCTGGGTATGATTTCCATTTGATACTATATGCGATTACTAACTCATATTTGTTTAGTATTAACCGTTTAGTATATTGCATTCAATCCATTCTAAGTTCATACCAAGATTGTAGCGCATGATTAGGACCTACTGAATAATAAACGCCATTCGGAACAATTGTACAAAGCATGTAAGTTCCACCACCACCACCAAAATATGGATTATATGCCAGACCGAAGCCAATATAAACTGTCAAAAAATTGCTGGTAGATGCCACAAGAGTTATAGCTACTGCTATTGGATATCCTGATGTGTTTTGATAAATGGTTCCGATTGCCCGTGACGGTGCTGTCCATTTGTTTGTCATTCCGGGAACGAGATGATATCCACCAACAAATTGGCGGCGAAGTGTGGGAGATTTACCTCCTGGAATATTGTCTGGCCACAGCATCTGTGGTGTGTTGTTCACCGCATCTCCAGTAAATGGCGGCGTGGTTAAAGGCGATCTACCTACTGGTGTTATAGTTATTGCCATATTATTTTTCCATTAAACTCTTAGTTCAAACCAGAGAGAAAGTGGCCAAGAGGGACTGTTAATTCCATATGTTGAACCTGTAGGAACAATGCAATGTACACTAGAGTTGCCACCACCGGAACCATTGAATGATGTAGTAGAAATATTAACACCATCTATTTGAAATACACAAGCATTTGATGCTATACCTGCCATTATAACAAAAACCGCAAGAGGTCGACCGGTGGAATTTGTATATGATACATCTATTGACCGACTTGACGTTACATTTTGCCAGTAAGTACCAAAGCCGAGGGCAAAGTTACTAGCCGCTTTTTCTTGTATACCGATGGGAAAATTTATCCCAGTACTAGTAAAAGTTATTGGCATTTTAAATGGTATATCCTATGCTAAGTTCCCACCAACCAGCAAAAGGCCAAAATGTATATGGCAGGCTATATGTAGCTCCAACCGGAACAATAATACAAAAGCCCGGTGCGCCAACTGCATCGCCATTATATCCAAGTCCAAAATCGTTGCTAACACCGAAGGAATCAATTCTCATCACTAAAGCATTGGATGCACTAAAGTTATTATATACCATAACCATTATCGGTGAGCCTGTGCTGTTCGTATATGTTGTTGCCAAAGCCCGTTCTGATGTTTTATTTTGCCAGGATGATTCAACACCTAACGCATATAAATCCGTAGATTTATATTGTACGCTACCATCGTTAAATGTTACGAAATCCGCCCCTAATGTCGTTGCCATTTATTTACAGCCTCAATTAAAAATTATTTCCATTCCACAACCGGTTTTGTTGGCCACACTGGATCCACGGTTGGATTAATAAAAATTTTACGAACAGCCTCCCTATATGCAAGAAATTCGGTCCGAGAAGAATCGGTTAATTGCATTGAAACATCGGGCAACTGTGTGTAATCTGTTTTCATAATTAATCCAAGTGCTTCATTCTTAACTCTGAAAAGAAGAACCTCTTCCGATGGAGGAGGAGGCCAGTTACCCGTCATGTCTTCCCAATTTTCTTCTTGGGCCTTTTGAATGTATGGCAATGCATTTTCCTCTTCTTGGTCGTAAGCATGTACATTACCAGTAGATGGATTTTTGAAATATAAATAAGACATTTTTATCCTTTATGATATAAATTTTTAGAATTCTCTATGGTCTTGATGAACCGTTGCATCTTTTTCTATGACTATATTTATATAGTCCACCGCACCATCTTCCGAATCGCAATATCGGATAATCGTCTGGCCAGTATATTTTGAGGTAAAAATTAGAAGAATGCCGCTGTCTTTATAGATGGAGAATTTAATAACCCAGCCGTTGCGAACAACTGGGTTAAAGCAATTGAGATTACTCTTTATTTCCTGCAGGCGCAAGGTCTGAGAATTCTTCAACGATTTTTCTTGCATTTTTGCTAAGTTCCGATCCCATAAATGTTAGCCCATACGTATATGTAGCATAATCGGAACCTATAAATTTGTTGAATGCTTTGACGCCAGCATTGAATGCTTGTTCGTTTGCATCAATCATTGCGATTGTGAATTCTTTTGATTTGGTTTGAATTTGTGTGATATCCATTTTGTTTCCTTATTGATAAGCGATTGGTGAATTAAATTCCTTAATAAGCAATTTTAATTCGTGGTAAAGTTCTTGTATATGATTTTTCATTTGATATGCACTCCTTTTGGCTGTGTCATACAAATATATATGCAACAACTAAGTGTTTTCACTAGTATTCCGTGTCTAATTTATAGCTTGGGCTCGTTTGTTTTATCAACTGGCTTTGGCACTGCGGATGCATCAATGAATCTATACTGTGGTATGATCCATTCAATGGGTTTCCAAAACTTGTGGTAGATATTATTCATTAACAATACAAAGACGCCAATTATACAAACACCAAGCCCAATAAAAATTGAGCCGCCCAAAAAATACAGTGCTACATCTATATCCATTACCATTTTTCCTTTGCTTTTTTCGCTTCACTTACAATTTTCTTAATTACTTCCCAAGTTGGCTGTGCTAACCAACCGACAAATGCACCGTATATGAACCATTCAAGTTGAACCATAATGTGTCCTTAATATTCTCACTTGGTCATCGGAAGTTACATAACACCTTGCATGTAATTTGAATGAATCGGTGTTTAAATCCCGAATTTTGGTAAACTCTATCAGTTTATTTTCCATCATAAACTTAACTAATGCTGTTGCCATTCTTGCTTTAATAGCATCTTTAAAATCATCATCGGTTAAAAATCTATCAGTATCAACAAAGGTTATATCTAATGATGTGCCTACTAATTTACCACCAATAGGATAGTCTTTTGTATTGAATGTAAATTCTTCATCAGCCCAATTAAATTGTGCTGGATTATTTGCAATCATGTTTGCTATCGCCATTAGATACCCTTGAGTTGTTCCCACTCGGTGCTGTCATTGATTACATCACGGCGCCACAATGTACCATCGTTGCATAATGCAGTCACAATAATTCTACCAGAATTTGTTGTTGCGGTTGTGATTTGTGTAATCTTGCGCTTTGGTCCAGATTCTTGTTTCAATTCAGTTTTTTCGTCAGCCATTATTTTCTTCCTTTATGTCAAATGCTCTAATAATATCATACACACCATCTGCACTTTTGTCTATGCAAATATCTTTTGAGAAACCTCTATATTCAAACATATGTGGCTTATCGGTATCACCAAACACATCAATCATAATCTCAGGCTCACCCATGTGATGTTTGTATTCATCATCATAGGTGCAATAGAGGTCCTCAAGTTTTTTAATCAAGTCAATTATACGCATAATACATTATATAACAATACAATCATTCTGTCAAGGTAATTATGCAGCCTTGCCCCAAACATCATCCCATGTACCAGATAGTGCGCCCTTTGAGTAATCAGTGGATCTATTCTCAAAGAAATTGGTATGCGTTGGCGCATTAATCATTTCTTCCACCCAAGGCAATGGATTACGTTTGACTTTCATTATTCCCTTAAGACCCAAACTAATAAGCCTACGATCAGCAATGTAGCGAATATATTGTTTAACGTCATCAGCAGTAAGGCGATCCATAGGACCCATACTGAATGCCAAATCAATAAACTTGTCTTCCAACTGAACCATCTTCTCAGCAATTGAGTAAATTTTTCCTTTAAGTTCATCGTTCCATATTTCCTTGTTTTCTTCAATGTATGTGCGGAACAATTTAATCATTGATTCGGCATGCATTGTTTCATCAACGATAGACCAAGTTACAATCTGACCCATGCCCTTCATTTTGCCGGTTCTAGGGAAGTTAAGTAACATGATAAAGGAACTGAATAATTGCATCCCTTCGGTGAAAGCACTGAATACTGCAATATGAGTAGCAACAGAACTACTTGAATTATTTTGTAGAGATATATCCAGAACGTAATCATGTTTGTCCTTCATTTCTTGGTAGTCTAAAAATTGGTTGTATGTTGTCTCTGGTAGTCCTAGAGTTTCAATCAGGTGACTGTATGCGGCTACGTGCAATGCTTCTCTTGCGGCAAAGCCCATCAACATCATACGCACTTCAGGCTGTGGAAAATGTGGTAGATAATTCTTAACATAACCACCAGCTACGTCAATATCACCTTGTGTGAAGAATCGGAAGATGTGTGTGAGAAATTGTTTTTCTTCATTGGTTAGTTTCTTCTTCCAATCTTTCACATCTTCAAGCATCGGCACCTCGGTGTGCAACCAATGTGATTGTTCATGCTTTAGCCATGATTCATAGGCCCATGGATAATTGAACGGTTTGAAATGATTTCGTTCATCCGTTAGTCTTGTTTTACTTTTCTTAATCATGCTGTGGCCCATTCTCTAATTTCATGCGGTGCTTTTAGTCCAACAATTTTGCTTAGTACTTGATTGTCTTCCATAAGCACAAGTGTTGGCACCGAGCGAATGCCATATTCTATCGCAATCTCAGGGTCTTTGTCAATATCAATTACATCAATAGGCATATTTAAATCCATTGTTTCCAATTGTTTTGATAGTGTCTTGCATGGCTGGCACCATTCAGCGGTGAATCTAATAATCTTTTTCATATCAATTGCACCAACTTTGTTTGGCTTCGCCGTAGTACTCACGGGCATAACCATTGAATATCAACATCTGACGCAAACTCTTACCGTCAAGAATAATATCACCCAACACACGCCCACCATATTTGTCCCAGTCCATTAGAATGACCTGACGTTTTGTTGATGCGCTTATTTGTGCTTTAGTAAATGCGGTAGCAGCCTGTCCTCTTTGATCCTCGCTTGGGCATTGGGCTCTAAATCCTTTCTCTGGTGTATCAACACCGAATACACGGATGGATAGTTCCTGCTTCAACGGTGCTGGCAGAAATGGTGCTTGAAATGCTACAGTATCACCATCAATAACTCTGGTGATAACTGCATCATAAATGACACCTTCTTTTTGTTTGCCTTGTGCAAATGCTACGATTGATAGCATTGCTATTACGCTTATAATTATTTTTTTCATTTCTTTTCTTTCTTTTCTATTTTTTCATACATTATTGTATTTGTATCACCTAATGCCCATTTTGAATCTGTTTCAACTGACCATTTTTTTGTCGCAACTTTAAAGTCTGGCATCTTTAATTCTGTTGGATTACTGCTTGGTTCTAATATAATTAAACGATTGTTTGGCTGAGAAGCAAACTGCCCATTATCACACATAATGAAATTATAAGACTTGTGGTCTTCGATATCCTCAGAAAACCCTGTATCAAGTATGTTAAAATCAGGATGAGCAGAATCAACTGTAAACATATAAACACCATATTGCCAATCTCCATTCTTTAACTTAAACTTACACTTCATTGATTGTAATTGTGCTTTCTTTATAACAGTTATATCATATGAAAGACAATCCCACAACTGCAAATAGTCTAGTGGTAATTCATTCTCAATTGGTTTCCAACAAAATGCATGTAATGGTAATTTATCATACAAAGCGCCATAGTTATTCAAGTATGCTTCAATGCGAAATGCTTGACCTCTCAAAGATTTAATACTTACCCACCAACAAGGCTCAAGTTCTCCATGACCTTTTTCAAAATCATAAAGAAACTCTTTCCGAACAAAACATTTTATTGGTGGAAGATTAGCAACAATATGCGACATTCTTTATTTCTCTATTAATTCGTTTACAAACTCTAGTAGCTGTGTGTGGTGCCTACCATTATGATACTTACCTTTCATCCAACTATAACTTTCATACCAATGCAATTGGCTTTCGGGATGACAACCAATAAGACCAATTCGTCCTTTTATAATAGCCATCGGATCATCATTCATATACTTTGCTACGATATCGTACTGACCTGGTCCGAATGCACAGCCATCATAGAAGAACATGTTGTCATCTACACCATTCCATATGATAGGCATATTCTTTGCATGTGGTCGCCTTGTATCTGTGTTCGGTCTTTTTATATATTGCTCAACTTCCACATCACCTAGGATATTGAGATAGTGTTTACCTGCCCAGTATGCGCCCATACAAATACCAAGATAATGCCCGCCATTCTGCACAAACTCCACAACTCTCTTTGAATTGTGTTTGAATAATGAATCATATGAATCAGAATCACCAAAGCCACCTGGTACTGCAATCATTTGCACATCATCAAAGAAATCATCTTCTAGTTCATTCTTTGAAAATATTTTAAAATTATATTGCGAACCTAAAGCCTTGATGATTCCATTTCCACTTTGCACTGAACATTTTGGATCACATATAAACAATGCTATAGTGGATTTCATTCAACCCTCACATGCTAAACATTCATTACCTTGTGCAATTTGCGTCATGTCAAGTTCTTTGATTACATCACGTTCAATTCGTTTTGATACCTTATCAGCCTTAGCCAATTTCTCACTACGGCAATAGTACAATGTCTTGAGACCTTTTTTCCATGCTAGAAAGTGGCAAGCATGAAGATACTTAACATTCACATCTGGTCTAAAGAATAGATTCAATGATTGTGCTTGGTCAATGTAACGCTGTCTATCCGCGGCATGTTCAATGACCCAACGCTGGTCAATCTCCATTGAAGTCTTGAACACCTCTTTTGTATTTTCATCCATCCATGTTAGATGTTGAACGGAGCCATCGTTTGCAATAATTGATGACCAAATGTCATTATAATCATTTGTTGATATTGTTTCACCATCACCTGCCAGGTGTTTTTGAATAACTTCATCCAACCACTTATTCTTTGTCAATGATGAACCACTCAAGGTGTCTTGTCTATAAGCATTAGCACGATACGGCTCAATAGAAGGGCTGGTATTACCCATAATAATAGAAGAAGAAGCATTGGGAGCAATAGCCATAACGTGAGCAAACCTACGACCAGTGCCATCGCAATCAGGAGGACTGCCTCGTTCACTACCCAATTGAATGTTCGCTTCATCAAGTTTCTCCTTAATATGTTTGAACATTTGATTGTTCATAACTTTAGCCATGACACCTTCAAACGCAATACCACTTTTCTGTAGGAATGCATGAAAGCCTAAGGCACCAATGCCAATAGAACGCTCACGCCTAGCAGAATACTTAGCCCTGGAAATGGTATCAGGCGCATTAGCAATAAAATACTCCAAAACATTATCAAGCATTTCAGCAATGTCCTTAAGGAATAAGGTATCATTTTTCCATTCATCATAGTACTCCAAATTAACCGATGATAAGCAACATACAGCGGTGCGGTCTTTATCTGTCGGTAGAATAATCTCACTACACAAATTACTTTGTCTAATTGTTAATCCTAAATCTTTCTGAAATTGTGGCATAGCACGATTGCTTGTATCAATGAAATGTAGGTATGGCTCACCAGTTAGCATTCGTGCTTCAAGAATTCTTTGCCACAATTCTCTTGCTGGTATTGTATCACGCACAACACCACTGTGTGGATCTTTTAGTTCCCATGTATCATCAGCATGTGGATCAAGCATAGACTGTTCAATCAATCGCATGAAGTCATCGGTGATGTTGATGCCTTGATGCAGATTTAAGCAACGCATATTCTGGTCACCTGTTGGCTTTCTCATTTCAAGAAATATAAGAATATCGGGATGAGAGATATCCAAGTAAGTAGCATAACTGCCGCGCCGAGTCCGCCCTTGGCGGTAGGCGAGCGATGATGCGTCATAAGTGCGTAGATGAGGCATAATGCCAGTAGATTTATCATCAGCAGAACGAATACCAAGACCAATTCCAATACCTCCACCTAACATTGACAACCAATTTACTTCCGAGAGACAATCAACCAAACCTTCTGCGCTATCATGGAGATAGGGGAGAAAACATGATATAGGAAGGCCACGCTTAGAACGCCCAAAGCTGAGAATAGGAGTAGAATAAGACAACCAATGTCTAGAAGAATAGTCATAAAGTCTTTGGGCGTGTTCGTTGTCTGATCCAAAAGCCCTAGAAACAAAAGCAAATCTTTCTTGTGGTGAGACTTCTTCATCTTTCATGTAACTTTCTTTTAATCGTTTTATGCCAAGTTCATCAAACAATTTATCCCGAGAATAGTCTACTTCAATACCGTGAACGATATCCATTTATTGCTCCAATTTTCTTATTTTGTTATTAACTGATTCGCCAGAGGAAATACTTCGGCGATTACTATTCCGCATTGCACGGCAATGTCTCTATGTTCTTTCTGTGTGCCATTTTCAGCCCTGAGTTCTATATAGTGAATCCAAGAACGCAGGGTACCATTCATATAAAGCCTCGAAACAGTATTGCCTTCTGGCAGTACCGCTCTTGCTTGTTCTTTTGCTATACCATTATCAATAGCCCATGTGTATGCTTCTTTAGCCGCATTGATAACTCTAAGTTGTTGCTGTTGCCAAAATGCTTGTAACTGCAAATCGTCTGTTGTTATACTATTCTGGCGATTCTTTGTATCTTGCAATCTAGCCTCACGCAACACAAAATCTAAATCTTTTGTTGGGTCTGCATATCTCTGACTAAACTCTTGGAATGAGAATGACCGATGCCGTAACATCTGTCTTGCGATATCCCTAGTCGTTTCAATCTCTAAACAAACAGAGACCATCTCTAGTGGGCTCCAATGTTTGTTGTTGATTAGATATTTAATTAACTTATCTGACGTACCAGTATTGAATTGATTTGCAGGATTGGATACACGGGCACAAAATGCAATTAACTCTTGCATATCATAAAGGCCTTCGCTTGCAATCTCACGGGATGGTTTGCTATGACTTACTAACTTAACTTTCATCTTATACTTTCTTCCAAAAAACAAATCTTGCTTGTGCTTCTATATTCTTAAATGTGTTATTACTTATAATCGCCTCAATTTCATCAAGTGATATGCCATTCATCACCATCTCATTGATATCTTTGCCTACGATGTTATCGGGCCAAATTACGACATTGTGACCTAAGTTGATAGCATCTTTCATTAACTTCACAATTTCTTTATTGCGTGGTTCATTATCAAAAATTAATATTTTTTCTTCTGCTGAAATATTTTTTGCTGTTACTGATAAACTAGAATCACCAGATGCAAGGCAGTTGCTCAAAAACAACGAATCAATCGGACCCTCAACAATCTTAACTGGCTTAGTAAAGTCTACTCTATCTAGTCCATAGATTAGTTTGTTTGGGCTGTCGTTTGTCTTGATGGTGACATACCGCAATTTGTATTCTGCATTAGCCAATGCACGACCAGATACACCACTCATAGAATTCCATTCATCGTAGAATGGTATCACAAGTCTTGCATCTGATACGATATCTTTGCCATGCTTGGGATATACTTCATCACAAAACTTTTTGTAGTTTGCTGTGAAATATAACTTCTCAAACATTGCTGTTGGTATCTTGCGGCGTGTCAGATAAATTTTACAAAAATGCGTATCGGGTAGTTTATCACATCTTTCTGCATTTTCATAGACGGCACTATCTAATACACCAAAGCGCGGAGCTGGTATATCAAATAGCTTTGCTCTGTTATTGTTCATGCCAATCTCACCAGATTTATATCGCTCAAGGACATATTCCTTGTATAAATTGGAGTCTACTTGTTTGATAAGATTGCCGATTGTTGTTCCAGTACCACAGTTGTGGCATTTATAGAACAACTCATTACCTTTGCGGTAAATGTACCCTCGCATTCTTGCTTTGTGTTTTTGTGAATCGCCACACAAAGGGCACCGACAGTTGAAAAGATAATCAGATTTGCGCTGAAACTTTTCAAACCGCGGTAAGATTAATAATGTAAATTTTAAGTCTGTAGAAAGCATGGTTCATTATATAACAACTCCGCACAAATGTCAAGTAATAAACGCAATAATTTTCTCAAAATGCCCGGAAAGAATGCCAGCAAATGCAACACCACCAGCTACCATCCAAATCATTTTTTGACGGATTTGTTCCAAGTTACCAATTTTCTTGGCTAACTCAGCATGTTGTTCGCATGATGCATTATACATCTCATTTAGCTTATCTGTCAAGCTATCTCTGGTCTTATCAAGGCAATCATGCATATCCCTAACATCAACTTTCAAGTCATCCAGTTTCTCACTAAGGTTTTCTACCTTAGTTTCAACTATGCCAATTCTTTCTACAGTGGTTGCCATTTATTTTTTCACAGGAACTTCTGTGCCCTCTAGTTTCTTATGCACTTTCATTTCCTTACAATTCTGCTTCACATTGCCCTTGGCATCTTTAACAGGTTTGCCTTCTTTGTCTTTAACATCAACACACACTTTTGTTTTTTCAGCCTCAGCATAAACTGCTGTTGACATGCCGAACAATAAAGCGATGGATAATACTACTGATTTCATTTTTATTCCTTTTTAGTAAATTTTTCCGATGCCGTAAAACCTAAACCTGCAAGCACAATATACATCATTGAATCAAATATTTTTGGATCAACTTTATATCCACATACATCTGCAATGAAACCGCCAGCACATACTAGAAACGCTAATATTGTGACAACTCTTTTACTAGAAACGGTACTATTGGTACCGTCTGATAACATACTTAGTATAAAGTTCATTTATAGTTCTGGTTGTGGGGCTGGTGCTGGGGCTGGTTTGCCTCCGAAGCCTGTGATAACTTGGGGTTGAGATACGCTTCCAAAGCTATTTCCGCTGCCCATTGATTGTGTTCCAAACGAGTTCGTGACTGTTGGAGAAACGCTAGGTGCTGGAGAGAAGGAAGGTGCGCTGGTTGTTGTTTCATTTTTTTGTATTGGTGTTGGTGGTTTATCCCATCCTTTGTTAGCCGCTTGTAAGGCTGCTTTTTGAGCCTCCTTATCGTTACCTGCCAACATGATACCAGATAGAGTACCAGTCAAGAATGTAGCGATAGGTATAATCAACTCAAAGAATTTCTGGTCAATAGGACTAATAGCATTCAATGGTTGTGTAACAAAAATGATTGAGTATAGAACAACGAATACAATGCCTGTTAGTGTTAGGGCTAAGCAAATTCCAATAAAGAATTTCAATCTAGCCATCAACTGGTCTTCGGTATACATTTGATTATTTTCCACAATTTGCTCCTTGTGTTGTTGGTGTTTGGCAAGCTGGCGTTGAAACCACTGGCGCAGTTGTTTGAGTTTGTCCATCTTTTGGCGGTCCTATTCTAGGGTCACGTTGACCTTTAAAAATATGTTCAGGACATGTTCTTGTCACATCACATCTTGGTAATTTACAAATATCTTTTTCCCAGTTATCTGGGTCTTGGCATGGATAACGAAATCTATCACCACCGCAAAATGCTAATGCAAGTGGTAATACAAGTAATCCAACTGCCATATAGAATAGTTTTTTATCGTTCATATCAAACTCCTAAGACATGAAGTGCATGTTCATAGTGCTTGATACGGTCTTCAAGTCCAATGGTACCACCGTTGATTCGTTTTGTCAATGTAACGATATCACCTTTGTCGGCCCATTGGTTTAGATTGTTTGTTTCCCAGAACCAGCAAGCAGACTGTGCGGCGCCTTCAAATGTAGCCATATACTCTGCGGCTTCTTCTACAGAAATTTGTAGTGAGCCAGCAAAGAATGTATAGTTATCTTTGCCAGTCAATTGAATTAGACCACGACCACGGTATCTGTATCCATCACCAGAAGATTCATCGCCATTGCCCATGCGTGATGCATAGATGCGGTTCGCAATTGCTTCTTGTTTGTTTGGCTTAGATGCATACTGTATTGCAATTTCATCATTAGGAAAATACTTAGCAAACAACTTGCGTAGAGTTGGTGGCTTGTAGTTTAGATTCTCTTGTAATGCTGTGAAGCCACCGGATTCATGTGAGCATTGTGCAACAAATGCGGCAATACGTTGTGGTGTATTGATTTCATACTCTGGCAACAATTGTTCCAGTGCATGATGCCACTGGTCAATGTATGGATTCTTTGGAAGTAATTGTTTTAGTTGTTCTTTAGATAATTGCATTATTTTATACTTTCATAAATGTTTTTCTGTATGTTATACCATTCAATAAAGGCATCATGTTTCACAGCACATTCATAATAATATGTATAATTTGCCGTAATTGTCTTACTTATGTCACTTAATTTTACTTCATTACCTAATTTTTCCAATTGAGGACATTTGGCTAGTAACTGTTCTGGCGCACTTGGAAATTTAGCAGTAACAGGAACTGTAGTTGAACATCCCGAAAGCATTGCAAAGAAAAAGATTGCTGTTATTATAACAAACAGTATAGTGCTAATCTTTTGTTGTTTCTCAATGTCTTTCATTTTGGTGCCTCAGCCGCTCTGTTGTGCGCTTCAATAAATTCTTTTGGTATCTCGCATTGACCGCCAGGAAGAAACTTAGTATCATACTTAACGATTTCTTTATCTATATATTTAACAATGTCTTCACCACGGGTTTTGATGTATTCAGTCTTCTTTACAACTTTTTCAACTATCTTCACATTCTCCTGTGCTGATTCTACCGCAGCCGCTTCTACTTTAGCTTCCATCTCTTTTACTCTAGCTTGCCATGCTTCTTCATTTGATATTGCACCAGCCATATAAGTTCCAAGCGCAATCAGGACAACAGAAACCGCTTGTATTGGTGTCCGATACACATATACAAGCGGAATGAATTTCATTATGAATGTTGCTACTAGTCCTAATAGACCTGCAAAAAATATTGCATAGAATATCCAATTAGGTAACCATTGCAAAATCCACATTATCTGTTACCTTTTCCGTACCTTAGATACACCATAGCACCAGTTTGTTCATCTTCAAGAATGATTGCTTCATGCCAATTCTTGTTAGCATACTCACTAACTTCTTTAGCGATATCTGGATCGCCAAGATAAGATTCAAAACGAACACCTTTGCGCTTTAGCATCTTAGCCATCACAAAAGATTTTGTTGGTACTGTGAAGACGGTAGAACCAGCAAACTTCTTGCGTTTCTTTACACCTGGTTCCGCCTGATTTGGTAAATTTGGATTAGGCACACCAATGCCTGCTACAGCACCACCGCCTACAGAATTAGTTGGAGCATCTTCTTTTATAGTCATTTTATTTCTCTTAAGACCTCTGCTATCTTCATGTCAACTGGTATTTCGGAAGATATGATATCTTGGCCCTTAATACCGTGAACAACTGTTGGCATATAATTTAAAAATATCAAATAAGTTTTCAATGCTGAATAATCATCTTTGCTCATTTTATAAAATAGCATTCTTGTTGCTACTTCTACACCAAAAACATTATACACTACGACTAAATGGTTTATTACAAGTCTTTCTCGTAAATCATCCATCTTACGATATCGGCGAAACAATCGTTTAAGATAGTTGAATCGCTTCATATCTTCCTTGAATTCACTCATAATACAGTTTGGTTTATCGTAAGCCTTGACTGCATACAGCAGAAAATTCTCACTTGTCAAATCATCAAAGGACATTATTAATCTTCTTCGTCTTCTCCCTCAATACCAGAAGCCAATAATTCTTCTATGCCTGCTTCATCATTAATCTCAGCATAGAAATCATAATAACCTTCATCGTTGAGGCTGTATAGGATATACAACAATCCCGATCCTAATGATGCATCACCAAATTGAGTTACATCTATAACAATTTCATCACCATCTGGATCCATACCATACATTGGTGGCATGTCTAGACCAAATCTATGCAATACCTTACGTACTTTCTGGAATCCAGATTCTGGCGATAAAAAGATATCATTCAGTTCTATAGTAAAAACTGAGTTTATCTTAGCAACTAGCACAGGATTATTCACCGATAATGATTGCTTATCGTTGGGCTCATGTGCCATGATAGCTTGACCGGGTTGGATTTCCTCGGTCAAGTATGCCTTAAAGTTAATCATTAACTATTTGGGAATATGGTGTTATCGGCCGCGGTATCAGCAACAAATACTGCGGAAGCAATACCTGTAGCGTTAACGTTACCTAAACTACCCATAGCAACTAGAGTTTCGGTTTGACTACGACCAGCACGACCACCTAGTGTAAATGTGAATACTGCATTACTAGTGCCAAGGCCATTAGCAAGAACACCAACTGGAGGAATCAAATAATTTCCGCCGTCATTAATAGTGAATGATGTATTTTGAATCCTATTATTAGCATCAACAGTAACCAAAACGTTAGCTTGATTTGCACCAACACCACCGCCAGTGAAAGTCAGGTAACCACTTGAGGCATTAGCCGCGCCAGTATTAGCAGTAATGCTAATGATTGGTCCTGTACCGCGACTAACAAGAACCCAACCAGCATGTTGCGGATGTGTATTTGAGGTCATTGATACTGTTTGTTCAGTAGTATCAACACCAAAAATGCCAGTAGTTTCACGCAATCCAGTACTAAAAGCGCCGATTTGTGTATTACCAAACATTTGTGATCCAGTAATAGCGGTATTTGCGCCAGCAACTCCTGCAAATTTTGGTGCGCCGTTTGCGGCGTCTGAGTTAGTCCATAGTGACATTTAAGTCTCCTTATTGTTATTGTTATATTTATGAATTAATCTTGCTTCATTATCTGTGAAGACAACTCTGGTTCTGCTTCAAAAGTATCTTTTTTAGCTTTTTCTTTAGCTTTAGATTTCGCATTTGTTGCTAAATCTTTAACCATACCAGCAGTTCTTGATAGTGACCGTTTCGCTGGTGTATCAATTCTGTCTAGTGGATCATTTACATCCGCAGCCTCTTTGATACCAGCTTGTCTACGAGCCGCTTTTTTAGCGATATCTTTTGTTCTGGACATGGGTGTATGTACTGCACCAGATTTGTCTTTAACTTTACCTATAGCTTTTTTTGTTGGTTCATCAAATGGCAACTTTGGTTCTTTATTGATTACATTATCTTCTACAATAACTTCTTCATTCTTAGGAGAAACTAAAGTGTGGTTCTTTGTTGGTTGTTTAGCTGAACCAGAAGAAAATTTACCAGCCATGGCTGCTTCACCATTACGCTCAGACCTTTCGCGGTCTTCCCTAGCTTTCTTTAATGCCATCTGCATTCTGATTGCTGGTGATAGTGCTTCATCCATACGACCATTTGATGCAAGTCTTGCTTTACGTCTTGCGGCTGCAAAACCAGCACCCATTGGCAATTTCTTTTGAGAATCATCTTTGCCATATTTCTTTTTCAGGTACTTATCAACCTTACGTGCATATTCATCTTTTACTTCTTCTTTCATTTCTTCTTTGATATGACCATACTTTTTCTTGTACCAGTCAGCCATACCATGTGTCTTGCGATAGTGGCGCACAGTAGCAGAATCATTTGCTTGGTCACGATACTTATTTTCAGCAGTAGTATTGTGCGACTTCATAGCTTCGGCTGCTTTGTGTGCATCCTTAGCAATGTGTACCAACTCGGCATCAGTCTTTTTATGATACTCATGTCCTTCAAGTGGATGACGCTGTGATTGGCGACCTTCTTCTAAAGCCTTATGCATAGGTTTTTTACCTGCTTTTTTCATAGCAATTGCAATGGCTGCTTGTTGTGCAGGACTACTTGCTTCATCAATATCTTCTTTTTTGAGGGCTTGCGTTTTCTTTAATATTTCTTCTGATGGTGCGCCTTCACTACCTGGCTTACGCATACGTTCGCCGCTACCATTTTTAATACGTTCACGTTTAGCACGAATATTTGCCCACAAGCCTTTTTCTTCTACAACAACTTCTTCATCGACTTCACTCATCATGTAGTTTGAAACTGTTGAAATGTAATCTTCCGCAAGAGTAATCTTAGATTGTACCCACTCAGGTAGATTATCATTGTCTTCTAACATATCATGCACTCTTTGAGCATTATTGATGATACTTTGTAGTTGACCACGTGCCATATCGCCTTCATAGTCGTATTCAGACTTCTCTTTGGCTTCCGAAACAGTTTTCCAACCACCGCCTTTTGACTTATACCACTTTGATGCCCAGCCATTAGCATACGCGGAAGGATAAACATCAAACTTAGATTTTGCTTGCGCTATAGCCCTTGACCACAATTCTGGATTAGTAGGCTTGTTTTTTTCGTCTAGTTGTTCCATATCTTCATTTACCTTATTTGTAACATTAATGGGAGCACCTTGTCTTTCAGGATTAGGATCTTCTTTTCTTTTTCTTCTGACAGCCGATGCTTTTTCTTTTTTACTTAAAGAATTTCTCAATTCTCTTGACATACATTTTGGTTTAGGTTCACCAGGTTCTCTTGCACAATCGCCAACAACTTCACCCTTACTGTTAACTCTTTTCCAATCGCCTTCAGGATGATTTGGGTTAAACCAATTACGCAAATCTTCTTGCATAGCCTGCGGTTCACCCACGGCATATCGGATGCTTTTGAAAACATCTGATACTTTTTTCATTCTTTAACACCACCAGCTTTAAGCATAGCAATACGGTCACGGAATCCAGCAATACCTGGCTTAATGTCTTTTGCGGCCTTCTTCAATTCGGGCGATGCATTAGGAATGTGTTTCATTGTAGTTTTTGCTTGATGACTTGATTCATCAACACTAGACATTTTAACACCGTTGATAGCGTTGATATCTTGTTCTTCTCTGGTTAATTTATTAACTGCTCTTTTGATACCAGCATTTCTTCTTTTTTGACCAAGTTCAACTTTATCATACATACTAACTCTTTCAGGTTTGTCACCGTCATTGGCGTAGTCTATATAACCATGGTCATATGCCGTTTTTGATTTATCGTCAGCGGCTTTCTTGATATATGAACCTAAAGTAGTTTTAGACAACTCATCAATTTGTTCAATATCTTCTCTGGTTAATTTATTAACTGCTCTTTTGATACCAGCATTTCTCTGTTTTTGGTCAACTTCAGTTTTATTTTCTATAGGTGTGTCCTTGGGTGGGTAAGTTGTTCGTCCACCTCTGGAGTCCCACCAGCCGTTACCATATGCCCTATCTGCTTTATCATTAGTGGCTTTCTTGATATATGACCCTAAAGTAGTTTTAGATAATTCTTCAATTTTCTCAATATCTTCTTTTACTTCTTTTTTATCTTCTGGTTCATCTTTTTGTTTTGAACCGCCGTAACGTGAGCCTTGTTTCATACCAGCGCCACCATTTGGTTGTGGACCAGCACGTTTCTTAACGTCATCAAGCATATCTTGCCAACCTTCTTTTACAGGTTTAGCGCCAGAACGCAAAGCGGCTAAATCAGCAGAATCAATCTCTGATTTTTTTCCTGCAATTTTAGCAATGCTTTTTTGTTTTGCTGATAGTTCTTCGGCCATAACTTTCTTTACGGCTTCAGCAACTGATTGTGTAATTTTATCGGTGTACATAGTTTCTCCTAGTTTTTGTTATTTTTAGCAATTCCATTTTCTTAGTGCGAGTGCTTTGCGTGTGGGTTCACCATTTGGCTTTTTCATTGGTCCATCAACACCGCCCATTCTTGCACAAAATGATTTACGGCGTTTGTATGATTTTGATCCTGGCTTTAGTTTACTTGGTTCAGTGGTAACAGCCATAGATAATTTAGAACCAGGATTGGCTGCACGATAAGATGCAATACCTTTTCTGTTTAGACCACCCTCTGGATTTTGTCCTTCTTTGCGTGTCCATGCAGGAGATTCAAATAAAAATTCTTTGTAAGTTTTCATTTATACTTTCCTCTTCAATGGAGTTGCTTTGCCATTCTTACCAATGACTTCACCCATGTCACGGCCGATAGATTCACCTCCAGCGGCCATTGACATTCCGGATTCTATACCTTGGTCTATTTCGTTGATTTTTTTCTTCCACTGCTCTTTGATTTTGGAGTAGTAGATTTTACCGGTAATACGACTTTCTCTTCCGGTTGGATCGTAGGCGCTTCCGTCACCAATGTGGGCGCTGGAGTCTCCACAATGCTCGGTAATGGTAACGGTTCCACTGCCTGGGGCGCAGGTGATGGTGCCTGATATTTCTGAATGTCCAATGGATGTTTCTCTTCCACTGGTGGTGTTTGTTTCTTGAAGAAACTCTTGATTAGTTTTAACATCTGTACTCTCCTTTAATTTAACCATGTAACCTTTTTCAACTCTCACAACTTCACCGTTTTGGCGATGTGCTTCTTTAGCCGCGTTGTTTCTTATAGCAAACAATCTTGGTCTACTGTCTTTACCAACATATGTATGACCGTCAGAATGCTTAACTTTTTGTTTGAATGGGCTGATTTCTTCCAACAATTCAAATTCATCGTCTATAGATTCATTAACTTTTTTCTTTGGAACACTTCCGCTGGCTCCACTGGCTGTAACCTTATTTGCCATCTTAGCCATTCTTTCTTGATCCGCATGAGTAGGATCTTGTACAAGTTTATCATGCACAGAATGATGTGTCACCTTACCATTCTTACCATACCGTCCAAAGCCAAAATATTGCAAACCTAATTTATGTGCTTGTTCAGCGGCATTAGATTCTGCTGGGCCCATTTGTTCAGCACCTTTCTTAGGCACAGGCAAGGTATCTTTCTTAGATAATTCACCTGCAATCCATGTAGATGCTTGTTTATTTTTAGGAGGTCTTTTAACAAAGTCTTGTATGCCTTTATATAATTGTAGCAACTCATCTTTCTTTGCTTTCACCACATCTGGAGAGGCACTACGCAAATCTTCGGAGTTATCAAACTCCATATAATTTTTACCAAACAACTTAGCCATTTCTGGTCTTGCATTGTTTACTGCATCCCATTTTTCTTTACGAATGTTTTCTGGCACAGTACGACCACCACGCTGACCACGTTCAATGTTACGCTTTGATGAAATTTCATCTTTGGTGTTAACTGCAATCATTGAAGTTTCGTAACCAAGTTCTTCTAATTCTTTTTTGATTTTAGCATACTTCTTTGGATCATCGCCAGTGCCATTGATGATTAGTCCATTACGACCAAGCAATGCTAAACGTTGGCGCAATTCGGTCAAATCTTTTGCTTTACCGCGAATAATATCCCGAGCCTCTTTTTCAGATGCTGGCATTGTCTTGTCTAGATTTCTTTTATCCATCAAGAATTCTAGTGCCTTATCTGAATTGATTTCTGTTAGTCCATGACCAGCAAGTGTGTTATCCAACACATAGTCTTTACCTGAACCTGGTCCGCCAGATAAAAATACTGCTTTGAAGATTGCTTTGTCGTGGACGCCTTCGGTCAATAACTGCTCAAAGAAATAGTTTATATCTTCCTTGAGATTCATACCTTTACGCACATCATGGTACAATTCTTTTGCATGTTCTGGTGCTACATGCTTAGGAATACCTTTTTTGAATTCTTTGAAATTACCTGTTTCAGCGTGACCACGCATCTTGGATGCAGACATACCAGAAACACCTTCAGCATCAGGATCACGTTCACCTGCTGAATGGACAGTTATGTGTTTGAAGTTATATAATGCGCCTTTATGTTTACCATTATACTGCGCTAATTTAGTTTTATATTCATCAACGCGGTCAGAACCTGCAATCATATGCAAGTGTGTAGCCCCGGCTTTATGTAACTTAGCCGCGTGTTGTAGAAATGTTGGATGTTCTTTGTCTGAGGTGCTCAGATTTGTATCTGGAAAGAATCTTTTTGCGTGTTTGAGTTTATCTTGTGCAGATAAAGGATTCTTCTTGGCATCTTGTGAGTGAGAGATTACAACATGGTGTGTTCCACCAACTTCTTTTGCAACCTCTTTTACTTTGTCAACAAGTTTGGCGTGGCCAACTGTTGGTGGATTCATACGTCCAAAGGCTAGAACGGCATGCTTTTCTTTTTGTTCTTCTAGGAACCGCTTAAAATCCATATTTTTCCCCGCCTCTACAGCAAGTTAAGTTTGTAATCTATTTATGTATTTAGCAGTTTTACGTAGTCAGACATTACTCCAAATGTGATTCTGTGCTTGATATCATCTAATGCATACACTCTTTCGGGCACTCCAAGTATGAATGTTTGACCAACAGATTCTTTTCCTGGATATCCAACGGTGTATCCCCATGTAGTTAGAACATAATCCTCATCGGTGTGCCAAAAAGCATGTAAATGTCCTCTCAATGTAGTATCGAGTGCTTCACGATTCTTACAATGATTGAGAATAAACGGCTTTCTTTCAAATAACCAGTCAAAAGTTACATTATGAAATTTATCATCATGCCCAAGTTTTAGTTGCCCATCAATATTCCATAAGTCAACTTCAACCATATATCCTTCATCAATAGCTTCTTGGAGATATGCTGGATCATTTTCATGTTCGGCCATACGACCTTCTAAGTTTCCTCTGTGTGCAATATACATTGTCATTTTAATACCTTATTCAATCTAGTGAAATGTCTGCCGCCATCAAACGAGGTAGTACACCAAATTTGAATCATCTTACGCATCATTTCTTTGTCAACATATTTAGATGGAACTGCAAAATGATTAGCACAATTGTGTCTTACTGCCATCTCAGCAGTAAATTCATCAAAGCAAAGTGCGGATATCAATCCTGCTTTATTAGCCGAAATGTTTACACCTTGACCAGAACGACAGAATGAAACGCCAAAGTCGCAATCATTGTTGTTTATCAACTGCGCTGATTGACTAACATAATCATAATAGTCACATGGCTTATTTACATATGTACCACAATCAATGTATGGTATTAAATATTCTTCTAGTAAGTCAATGAATTGTTCCTTCAATTCATATCCAGAATGGTCACAAGCAACAGCAATTGGCTTATCACCAAAGTTAGGCAATACTCTATCACAGAAAAATTCAAATGTTGCTGGTGTGCCAAGAATGTGCATCTTCTCTGTATCACATGCAGTAACTTTCAATCTATCACGGATCATGTAGTTGTAAATTGGTGCAATATAATACTCACCCTTGATTAACAATTCTTGGTCAATCGCTTCCCATGCGTATTGCAGGAACATTTTACCAGTCTTGAAATAATATAGTCCAACGTTAGCGTGTTCACTAATAACTTCTTTCTCAACCACACGGGATACAATACCGCCTTCACCAATCTCAGCATAGCTGTGGTCAGGACTATTTGCTTGGAATGTTAATAGAAAGCCATCGGTATCACTTGAGATACAATCTGGCTTGAACTGAGGAAGAAAATATACATCAGGAGTATAAATGTAAAGAGGTAATTCATTGTCTATATACCTTTCTGCGAGTGTGCAAGTTTCTAGTGCGCCTTGTGTTACATGGTCAACTGTCACGATGGAGATATCATCACCAAACTTTTGCTTCAAAATCTTATCAATGCTAAAATTGTAAATATGATCCAATCTAACAATAAAAATCAAGTTACAATCAGATGTGTCAATAGATTCTAATGACCAATCAATAACATGTTTGCCTTTAGCCAAAATCAAAGGCTTTGGCATCAAGTAACCAGCATCAATAAATCGTTGTGCTTTACCAGCAATCGGCAAAACTAAATTATATTTTTTCATTATATTTCCTAATCAAATCAGCAGTGGTAATGTGTGCAAATTCTATAGCACCATGCAATGACCACTTCTTATGTATAGCGTATAAAAAGCATGATGCAAACATATCACCAGCGCCTAGAACGTTTGCTTCTTCTACCATATGAGTTCTGTGCATCAAGTATGGCTGTACAAGATTGCCACTAAAAATAACACTTCCTTTTGGTGAATGAGAAATTACCAATCCAACAGAATAATCTTTCAGTTTTTGAACATCATGTTCATCATCAGATACGAAAAGATAGTCCACATATTGAAGTAGGTTATAGTCTAACTCTCTACCTTTACATAAGTCGGCACTAACAATACCTCTTAAATTTGGCAGAAAAGATGTATCTTCCAATTCATTTAAATAAAGCACATGTGAAATTCTTGATGGCTTTATTTTTGTCTGTAGATAAGTTTCGTTTAAGTTTGCTTTGGATGTTCTTGTAGATGTTTTTCTATCAATAGTAATCTCAGCAGTACCAACGACAGTAGGCATCAAACCAACTTGTAGATTTTTATCCAATTCATTGAATGTTCTCCAGCAGTTATACAAACCACCAAGAGACATAGTTTCTTTGTCGCCATCAATAATAGTATCATTGGTCAAATGACCATATAAAGTAATATCAAACATTAAAATTTCTCACGTAAATCTAATTCATAAACTTTATCTAAGTGGTCAGCAAAGTTGCCTGTGCTGATTAGTCCCTTAGCTTCCAGATAATCATACATCTTTGCTATCAAATTTTCGCCACCATTTCCATCCAAAACTCTAGCATTTTGTCTAACAATATTTGGCGAATCAATTGGACAAAATGCAACACCAACGAGTTGCATTAGATGCACATCAAAGATATCATCACCAATAAAGACTATCTCATGTGGATGAACTTTATAATCTTCACATATCTTCGTTAGATAGTCCGACTTGTCTCTGTGTTCACCACTAAATCGATTAACGATTACATCAATCTTTCTGTTCTCACCAATTGCAACATTGAATGGATCACCAGTTAGAAATATAACTTCAAGACCTAGCGCACGAAAGCGTTTGATTGCAGTCCAGTCTTTATCACAGAATGTTTTGTAGCGAACTGTTCCTTCCCTATCGTAGTATTTACGACCATCGGTCATTACACCATCAACATCAAGAATTATTAGTTTCAACATTTAACTTAAACTTTCTCAAAGTATCTTGTCTATCAACAAAATTAGATTGGCGACCATAATGCTGTTTAAGTATTGATGGATACTTATTGAACAGATAGTCATTCATTTCATCCATAGCTTTTTGTTTGTCATAATAGCTATCACGGAATGGTTGATGAATCATGCCAGAATGAACGACATGGGCTGGGCATTGGAACAAATCATAGAATGTCTTATCAATGCCCCATGCAATATCTAAGTCCCAATGACCAATAAACTCCATTAAGAACCTGAATTTTTCTTCGGTGAAGAAGCAAGAACCCATCTCAATAAAGTTTGTTTCTGAAAAATGACAAGATGGATCATTGAATAGTGGCTGATAAATCAAACTAGAATCATGTGGCATAGATAGTTGCCAGTATTGAAACTTGAATGTTTGTGCATACATAAGACCAATATTGAAGTCTTTGTAACCGGTAATCAAGTCATCATCAACACAACCAATGTAGTTGTATTTACCAATAGGAATATCTTTTGCGACTGCTTGCATGATTTGCCATTTATGACCTTTGTGGCGTATCATGTGGTCATAAGAACCTGGCTCAGGATTGAAGTCATTGTAAACTACTAATAGTGTTTCGTAGTCACGGTCATTGTTTGTCCAACGCCAATGATCTTCCTCTTTCCAACGAGGATCGTGTGGCATTTCCATACCAACTGGACATATAATTAAATTAGCCATATTTTGCTCTCACTTCAGGATGTTTGCAAGGATGTTCTGGCACATCTTTGCGACATAGTGTATAAAATGTATTGACATTACTTATCTGACATTCCTTAGAGATAAAATGCATTTCTTCAATTGGCATCTTCTTGTCTAAGAAATTAATTAAGCCATGCGTATCTGGATAGAATCTGCCTCTTGGCCATCCATAAGTCTCACGCATCGCATCTTTAACAAATTCGCTATACTTATGATTCCAAATGTAGAAGCAATCACACGCAAATCTATGTGTTCTCCACCATTCTGGATCTTCTGGAAATAGAAAGTTGAATTTGTTGAAGTCAATATCTTCATCGGCTATAACTTTACTAAAATGAATATCAAATCTAGTAAATATAATAACATCCAAATCTTCACCGATGAATGCGTCATGCAGTTTTGATTTGGATGTAAATGCATCAGAGGTTGCAAAGTCTGAGTAAACAACTTTCTTTGGCTTTACAGCATCTAAAAAGTTATTCTCAGATTCTTGTGATGAAAATGGATAGGTCGATGCGTAAAGAATTGCTTCGTGACCTTTATCAATAAATGGCTGAATAAGCATTTCTTGTATGCCCTTCCAGCAATGAGTGAAGTCACGACTATATCCAGTTCTTGGATCGGTACCTTCAGTTATACCGTAGAAACCAAATCCAATCTTCATACAGGATGGTAATCTACTACGGAGTAAAGTGTGCCCTCAATTTTGAATTGAGGAAAATGCTTTACAAAGATATCTTTTCCATCTGGGCGCATAGTCTTTATCTTCTTAACGATTTCATCGTAAAAGTTCCACGCAAGTGGAATAAAAACAAGTCCAGCTTTAAAATATTCTAGATGCTGTGATGAATAGATTGGTACATTAACACCAGGTGCATATAGACCTTGCTTCAATGGATTATCATCAATGATAAAGTCTGGTCCAATGCCAGCAAAATTCATCAGAGTGTTTCCTTTTGCTGGTGCACCATAGCCAACAACAGTTTTTCCTTCTGATTTCATTTTCTTAATAAAGTCTGCAAACTGCTTTACATTGTGAAGACAATCAGCTTCGTACTTGTCATAAGTTTCTGGCGAATACAAACCTCTGTTTGTTTCATGTGAAATAAGATTCTCAATTGTACGCGGTGCTTTTGCAAATTTTGAAATGATAAAGATATAACTCATGCCATGAACAGGAGATTTAACAACATCAATCAAATTCAATCCAGCACGTTTACATAGTGCATCAATAGATTTCACATTGTAGAAAGAAAGATGTTCGTGGTAAATTGTATCAAACTCACCATTCAAAATCATGTCACATTGGGAGGTCGTAGCAAAGAGCAAACTGTCTTTGTGCATGACGTTCCTAATGTTTTGTAATAATTCAAGCTGGTTGAAGTTGTGTGCGAATGCGTTTTGGCAGGTGATGATATCAAACTTTTCGTAGCTAAATTCTTTACCTGTGAAGTATCCGCAGACAACTTTGTGTCTTTCGGAAGAAGTAGGAAACAAATTTTCTGCTGGGTCAACTCCATATGTTTGCGCTCCTCTGTCTTGAAATGAATTTAATTGACTTCCATCATTACAACCAATATCTAGTACATTAATTGGCTTAGTTCCATACTTTTCTGCGGCAAATTCAGCAAACCAATCAAAGTAATCCAATTGAGTTTTAGCAGTACCAGAAACATACGCATAATCTTTATACATCAAATCTGGATCAACTCTCACACTCAACTGAACATGAAAGCATTCCTTACAACGATTGATAGCAAGTGGAAAGTATGATTCGGTATCATAAGGATCTTTCTTGTATGAGTTTGCAAGTGGTTGTTTAGCCAAATCTAATACTGGTACCAAATCTGTACAGCCACAGGCAATACATTCTTCAATCATTTCATATTCTGGATTCATCATAGTATATTCCGAATTCATAGTTCTAACCACCGTGTGTTCTGTAAGTACCAATCACTTACTTGTTTAATTCTTTCGCTGAATGCAATCTTTGGTTCCCAACCAAGATTACGCATCAAAGTACCGTCTAGTGCATAACGCAAGTCGTGACCAGGCCGAGAGTTATGAAAATCAAGCATTTCATAAATCAACTCTTTGTCTTGTGCTTGTGCTACAAGTTTGGCGAGAGTTAGATTATCAACTTCTTCTTTACCAACAATGTTAAACTTAGCGCATTTAGCATCACCATAATCTGTTGGGCATGCAGGTTTCGTTGTAATCAAAAACATCAATGCTTCGGCTACATCTGCGGCATGAATGTAAAATCTACTTCCAGCTTCAGTGCGGGCTGCATTTGAGTGGATGAAAATCTTTTCACCTTTGCGAACACGGTCAATACATAATGGGATAAACTTCTCTGGTGTTTGACGCTCACCAAATACATTCATTGTATGTGTAATCATCATGGGCATCTTGTATGTGTTCTCATATGCAACACAGAATTCTTCTGCGGCTGCTTTAGATGCTGAGTATGGGTTAGTTGAATTGTATCTTGCACGTTCAGTATATGCAACACCAGAAGGTGCTGAACCAAAGATTTCATCTGTGCTGAAATACAAGAATGTTTCCAAGTTGTCAAGTCTTCGTGCATACTCTAACAAGTGTGCAGTGCCAATAGTATTATCTTGAATGAATTCCATTGGATGCGTGATAGACCTATCAACATGCGATGATGCCGCTAGATGGAGAATGGTATCAATCTTGCCTAGCTTGTTGATGAAGTTATTTACAAGAGGATTAATCTCCGCTTTCAAGTCATGGAATACAACATTAACTCTCTTACGAGTTTGTGTATCGTATTTTTCCAAGACTTCATGTAGACGATTTAGATTACCAGAATAATCTAGTCTGTCTAAAGTTGTAATATTCCAATCTGTCTTTTGAATAAACAAATCAATAACGTGGTGAGCAATAAAGCCACATCCACCGGTAATCAAAACATTTTTACTCATTAATAATTGCTCCTGTTGGTGCGATAACACCTTCTAGTCCTATAGGTTTAACTGTTGTCCACTTGTATTTGTTTAGATTCTTGTAATAAGAATGCTCAACATCAATATTATATTTCATCATATCGTTAAGTATATTATACAATTCTTTTCTAAAAATGTCAAGCAAATTGTAGTCCATATGCCATAATCTTAACTCAAATATTCTATCTACTCCAGCATGTTCTTGATGTTGTTTGGACATCCATGAATCAACTGTCGGTAGAAAGACAAAAGAATCTTTAAAGTCTTCTTGGTCCACGGTGAAGTTATCGTTTAGACAATAACGACCAGAAACTTTGTAAATTCTCTTGCTTTCTAATTTTTCAGTATAAAACTTTTCAAGCATCATAATGAAGCCAACAGTTTCAGCCAAACTTCTTTGACCTTGTTCAGATAGTCTTTGTATTTGGTCATTCCAACCAGTCCACAAAAACTTAACACCCAAATCATGCATGCCTTGAAGATAGCTTGCTTCTGGAATCTTATACGATGTATCAAACATGTATTTTACATTATTTGGGCACATCTTGTCAATAGACTTGACTGTGTTTACCGTCTGCTGATATCTTTCCTCATTTGGGAAAACAGATAATTGCTTTACGTTTAAGGCCGAAGAAATGAAAAAGATACCATCAACCATATGTCTTCTCAATTACTTTGCGCCATTCTGGTACTCTATCATACTGGTGAACAATAGTGAATTCGTGCCCATGACTTGTCCATACTTTGCCATCTTCAAAGATTGGTGTCTTCTCTAATAGATGTGGCTTGAATTGTTCAATCTTACTTGGATCGCCAGTCGTACCAAGTTGACAAGCCCAACCATCTTCCGATTTCATGTAGAGTGATGTATCTGTGTATGGATGCTGTGAAATCATAAAGTTGAATGTAGATTGGTCACAGATTGGAATTGGGCGATTGATAGCCGCCGTGAAGATGTTGATACACAAATCACGCATAGCTGAACCAGTACCAGCTAGAACACCAACGTTGTAGATTTCATTGTCTTTGAATTTGTCATAGATGTATTTACCATAAGTCTCAAGCAAGTTTTGGTTTCCCCATGCTTCATCTTTATACAGAATACTTTCGGAAGCAAACATTAGATTCTTGTCGCCAATGTTTTCTTCAATAAACTTAATTGGATTTTTCTGAAAGATAACATCTTTAACGTCAGTGGTAATAACATACCGATAATCATTTCGGCATAGATGTTCATAAATGTGAATGAATCTCTCAACATGAACTGGTATTCCTTCATGCTTATACACAAGATTGCCTTGTGCATCTTGTTCAAATCCTATGATTTGAAAACCTGCGTTGGCTACTTTTATTGTAGTCTCGCGGTCACAATTCATAAGGACTAGAACCTTGTCACCATCAAAGCCACTCTGATTGATTGAGTTAACCCAATACTTTAAAGTGTCCCAAGTATATCCGGTACTTGCACCGATAATCAAATCTTTCATAATAAACTCCTTAATAATATATATCTGTCTTACTGACCTGGTGTGTCTTTCTTGTATTTCTTTGCCAAGATAGAAGTGCCATCATTACCTGCGCCAGATGGTGGTAAAATGTCAGCATCAGGTACTTTTTTTTCTTCTTGTACACTTTTATGTAGTTGTACTCCAGTAACCTTCTGCACAAGTTCCCAAACTTCTTTTGTTTTCTTTTGGGCAAGGTATTCATCAAACTTTTTCTTTTGCTCTGGAGTTGCTTTTTGTTTGAACTTAATTAACTCCATGATGCCAATGTTACCAGCATAAGATGCTTCATTTATTTTCGCTTGTTCTTTGAAATTGTTCATTACTTGCTCCAATTTTTTGCGGCATTAAAGTTAGCGTGTGCAAACTCTAGTCTATCAATCAACTTAACTGCATTGCCTTTTAATTTATCTACAGCTACAAAGCCTTCTGGATTTGTAATCTTAAAACCATCATCTGTGCGTAAGAAAGTATTGGTAACTTGTTTCATACCTTGCAACTTCTTCACAATCATGTTCTTTGAATCTACAAGCATGTTCATTAAGTCAAATATATTTTTCAATTCGCTTGCATTGTTGCGATAGAACCGCATAATCTCATTCTTCTCCGCTTGGCGTTTCAGTTTTGTTTCTTCTTTTTTAGCATCAAGAATTTCTTTGTTAAGTTTAGCTTCAACCCACTTAATCAATTCTTGTGTATGTTTGTATGTATCTTTGATTGCTTGACCTTCACGCACTTTGGTATTGTTGAAAGTCTTAATTTGAACAAGAAGATTCTCAGATGCAGAAATTCTATTCAATGTCATTGAGTTTAGTTTCTGAAATATCGTACCAGCTTGAGATAACAAGTATGTAACATCTTTAGTTTCTTGTTCGGTAAACGATGCAGTACCAGATGCATCAACAAAGTATGCATCACGGAACCAAACATCTTTGGTTGTCTTCAAGTGATTGATATCAATGTTAAAGGATGCTTTCATATCATTAAAAGTTTTACCCGTGTATGAAGTATGAAATACAATACCCATTTGAGCAGATAGCATACTTCTTGCTAATGCGCTGGTACTTGGCACAGCATATACGATTGTGTTTGGTTGGAATGTGACATATGATTCACCTTCAATACTTTGCTTCTTCAAATCACCTTTAGCAAACATCATATCGCCTTGAAGAACGCCAGTGATTCCTAGTTTTGGTAAATAACGCAATGCTACTTTTAGTTTAGCATTCAATCCTTCTGATGGATGATTGTTGTCAATATCAGCATCTGTGTAATTCAGTTTTGGATTTACGTTGAAGACGCCTTTAGTGCCAACAAAGAATTTGCCATTGTCTGGATTGATACCAGCAAACACAGCTGGTGCACCATCCCATTTTGTAGTTATGTTTACTTTTGATTCTGCGTGACCAGCAAGCATATCACGCAAGGAACGAAGGAATGCAATCGCATCTCTTGCGCCAGCAACACCACGATTTAATACTTCATCCTCAATGTGTTCAAGATGAAGATTGGCGCCTTCTTTCTTTACGCCTTCTGTTAGGAATTCTGTGAATTTCATAGTGTTACTATTACGCCAGTGGAAGGAACTTTATCAGTTACAACAATACGACCAGCACTATCGCCTCTTGATGGTGATTTACCATATATTTTTGGCGTACCATCGGCATCTTTAGCATCAGGATCAAATCTCTGGTCTTCCCGTCTTGCTCTTAATCTAAAATATAAATCATGCGTTTTAGCATATTCATCAGCCATTGTTAATGCACCATTCAATTTCAAAATATTCTTTTTTTCATCATATGTTCCAGAAACATCCATGGGACCAATATACATAAAATCAATTGGTCCACCCATTGCTTTGTTACCTATAACAATCTTTAATTTATCCTTTGATGATATTTTGCCAAATACATCAGGAACTTTATCGCCAGGCTTCAACTTCTTTTTTGTAGTTAAGTCCTTAAAAGCGGCTTGCATAAATTTTTTAGCAATACCAGGCACTGCAAGTTCTAGACCTTTAAGTCCACCTCCAGCTAGAGATGGAGCAGACTCACCTTTTAGGGAACAATTCGCTGTGACCTCTTTACCTTTTCTAGTAAGAAATATTACCACATCAGTATATGGTTCAGATCCACCAGCTTGTCTGCCAGTATATTTTTCTGCCCCGACTACTCCAGCTAATACAGTTTTGCCGGCGACAACAGTTATTGGATTTTTCTTATTTTTCTTAAAAGCATCGTTAATTTTTTTAACAACACCTGATTCTTGTCGTTCTGCGGATGCGCCTGCCATTTGTACTCCTGTTTATAGAGTATTTATACACGCACACCTTCAAACTTGGAGTTGAACTTCCTCTCACGATTGCCAAAAGTATTCAGTGGCTTATCATCTGGAATCTGACCAGAATCAATTATAGTCTGCGCTGAATCTTCCACATCATACAGTTTCATTTTAGCCCTATCAACACCAATAACAAACTTCTTGTTTGCACTTGGATCATTATAGCGATTCTTCAACTGTTTGACCATGATTTGATTCAATTGTTCCAGTTCTTCGGTATTGATTAGGGCAAACATAAAGTCAGCAGTCGCTGGCAAACCAAAAGATTCTGAGGTATCAGTCAAGTCAACATCGGAATTACTGAAACCAGACCTTGTTGTTTGTGTAGCTGAAACAACTGGCACATTAAATTCTACAGCAAGACCACGCAATTCTTCTGCAATAGCTTTAACATAAGTGTATGAATTTACATTCGCACCTTGTTTCAACCTAGATGAAGAACAGATATTCAGATAGTCAATGAAGATAATCTTTGGGCGAAAACTCTTTTTCAATTGCAATTCATTCAACAAAGACCTGAAGTGCATAGAACTGGCACTTGCAGTTGGATATTCTTTGATGATTAGTTTACCTTGTGTTTTGTTTTTTACACCTTGAAATCTTCTTTCATAATCTTCTTTGCTTATCAAATGCAAGTCATCAAGTTTGATGTTCAATAGGTTCGCATCAATACGTTCCGCAATCTTTTCCTCAGCCATCTCCATCGTAATGTAGAGTACATCATAGCCTTGTGATATACAGCCCGAAGCCATGTGGCACATGAACAAACTTTTTCCCACGCCAGTTCCGGCAAGAGCGATATTAAGCGTCTTGTTAGGTAGACCACCTTTTGTAATTTTGTTAAAGAAATCCAAATCAAAGGGGACTCGTTCTTCTTTGCGATGGTAGAATTCAAATCGTTCTTCATAATCATTTATGTAATCATGACCAACATTTCTATCAAATGAAACCCCAAGAGCGTCAGAAAGAATCTTTGGGATTTCACCTTTTGCTTTGGTACCAAACTTATCATCCAGAATTGTAACTGATTCCATGATTGCATTATACAATGCTTTATCTTGGCAAAACTTTTCCGTGTGTTCAGTCAACCATTGAATGTCTGTTGGATCATCTTTGTTTGCTTTAATGTCATTGAGAATTTCAATAGAACCTCTAACCTGTTCTTCTGTGAGTTTCTTACTTTCGGTAAAGTTAATTACCAGTGCTTCATAAGTTGGCAGATTTTTGTACTTCTCTACAAACTCTTTTATTTCGCTGTAGATGGTTCGTTCATTGTTGTCCGAAAAATATTCTGTTTGAATGAATGGCAATACCTTACGAGCATATTCATCATTATATATCAGATTCTTCAGAATAGATTTTTCTAGTCGGTTCAATTTGTTTTTCCGTTAAAATTAATTCTGTTAGTATGTCACCTAACATTGTAACAAAAGTTGCATCTTCTGTCAATGCATCCTTGTCATATTTCATCAAATTAACCACATGGTAACCAAACTTAAGTTTAGCCATGTTAAGTTCCTCTGTTACAGATGCGTAGGTATAATAGTATACAACACCAGCATAGTCACCCCGGAGGATTTCTATGCCAGTTAAATCTGTATCTTCAAAGTCGTGAAGTTTAAAATCTACAGACTCTTTAAACTTCTTCGGTTTCTTCCAAAACATCATTTTGCCCCATAATGTTTCCGTAAGAGATTTCATATTTCTTCCTCACAAAATCTTTGAAGTCTTCATTCGCTAAAATTTCACCCCAAAATTCTTCATTCATGGTATCAGCAAGGCGTTTCTTGTCGCTAGTTTCACCAGTTTCTTTATCAACTTTGCAGTACCATCCATTGGTTGGTTTAATAACATGCCCAGATTCAAGAGCAATATCAATTAAACCAGACCACTTGTTAATACCGCCATCATAAGATACGCTAACAGGAATCTTAGACTTCTCTTTAACATACCGTGATTTCTCAACGTTGATAATGAAATTGTAGCCAGTAATTTCTGTGCCATCTTTTTCTTGTTGGCGACCGATGATGAAAATATTATCAGCGGAGTAGTATGAACCAGTACCACCACCAACAATCGCTTTCGGGAACATTCCAATTTCCATGTATGTGTGATTAACAACAACCATTGGAATATCTTTTAGATTCAAGTGAGGTGTGACCATACGGAACAAACTCTTTACTTGTTTCGCACGGCTCATATCAGCAACAGATTTACCTTCAAGTGCATCATCAATTTCTTTCTTTGATGCAAGGTTACCAATAGAATCAATGATAATCATCACCCTATCGTTTCTCTCAATACCTTCCAACTGTTTCATTATGTCAAACTTGAGTTGTTCAATATCTGTAAGAGGAGTATGGAGCACCCGCTCTGTGTCAATACCAAAAGTATCAAAATAAGACTGCGGAGTACCAAACTCTGAATCGTAGAAGATAAGAACTGCTTCATCGTATTTGTCCATGTAAGATTTAGCCATCAACAAACTAAATGCAGTCTTAAAGTGCTTTGATGGACCAGCCCACATTGTAAGACCAGGCGTCAAGCCGCCTTCTAATTTACCAGATAGCGCAACATTCACCATAGGAATGGATGTTGGTATCATATCTTTCTCAGTAAAGAATTTTGATTTAGATAGAATCGCACTATCTTTAATCGTAGAATTCTTTTTAATTTTGTCCAATAAACTCATAATTATCCTTTAGAAAAAATCTGCCAGTGAACTTGTTTTCTCAACTTGCCAATCAATACAATCAAGAATAATTTTGATTGGGTCAAGAAACGCTTTCTCAAATTGTAACTCATAATCAATGTAATTGTCAAGTCCAAATTCAGTTGGTAGGCGTGTTGGATACGATATTACCGTATCGTTGATTGGGTTAGGTTGAATCAGGTATGTAAACTTTAATTTCTCACCTTCTTGGACCTTAGGGTACTTGTTTGATAAGTTATGCTTATTCAACAGGTAATTATACAGCAACGCACCCTTAACATGAATCGGTGTACCCTTAGTATATATTTGCGCTTTGTCTGTATATGTCTTCAAACCGTTCACCGAACGAGGAAAAGATATTTCTTCAATCGGCAATGTTCTAAATTCTTTGCGGAAGTTGGCAATGAATTCTTGCACATCGTCTTCGGTACCAGTTACCATCAACTTGATAACTTCTTTCATCTTATCGCGGATGGAAGATGGAGTAGAAGATTTCACCATTTCAAGACCCATGACTTTCATCTGAGGCTCGGCATACTGAACACCTTCGTTGTTATATACATTCAAAATGTACCGCTTCTTTGCTGTCCAGATACCTTTGTTAGACAACCCTTCACGTTTCATTTGCATTTTTTGGGAATATGCGTTGACATACGTAGCAAGTTCTTGATAAGAGTTATCAATGTATGGTTGAATCTTATCTTCACAGACACGGTCCATGAAGGAGATAAGTTGATTAACATCCGTTTTCTTTGAATACACTTTATCAACCAACTCACCAAGACGGAGATAAATTGAATCTGTGTCTGAGGCAATAACATAATCTACACCATTCGTTTTTAACAAGTCGTTCATATACTTATTAATCTTTTCTTCAATCCAACGAATTGAAAGTTGACCTGCCGAAGTAACACCAAGTGCTAGACGCAAATCATAAAATCGGAAGTATTGTGAACCCATCGCACCATAAGCTGAATTCAATGAAACTTTTTTAGCAAGTTGCAGATTGTCATATCGTGCAATCTTCTTTTTCAATTCATACTTCTTATTGGCATCTGTTTCTTTTTCATATTCCTGTTTAGCGGAAAGCATCAGCTTCTTAAACTTTTTGCGGTCTTCATACATTTCTTCCAACATCTTAGGCAAGAAACCTTGTTCGGTTGTTCGGAAGAATTGACCATTGGGTGTAATGGTAACACCTTGTAGTTTTGAAGTATCAACTTCTTTGCTCAACATCTTATCAACATTAACACCATCGGAAATAATCTGACGCATGTTGTCATCATAATCTTTGACCTCAATAATTGTTTCAGGCGAAATGTTATACTGCATCATCAAATGTGGATACAAACTATTCAAGTCAAACGATGCAACGTAATCATGCACACCAATTTGTGGATCTTTTACATACGCACCCTCAAACGCACCATCTTTAACACTTGTCTCATTAGGAGGCACAACGATGTTTCGTTCAAGCAAATAGTTATAGATGATAGCATCCCACATCCTAGTTTGTGTAAACACATCACCATAGTTAGACTTGGTATCGTATGAAAGAGTCAAAGATAATTCAATCAGCTTTAACTTAGCTTCCAATTCAACAATCAATTCAACGTCAACAATGTTATACTCAATAAACTTTTGATAGTTTAACTTATACAATTGGTGCAAGTTTTCAAATTCATCATAAGAAAGTTTTTTCTTGCCCAACTCAATGTTAGCTATGTTGTCCAGACGATATGAATCTTGTGACTTACCACCAGGAGCAAACCACTTGTACAATTCAATGTAGTCTAGTGATGAAATGCCATAGATTTCATACGAGATTAATTCACGACCTTTGATGTTGGTCTTACGTTCTTGCACGATTCCCCACGGTGAAAGATTCTTCATTTCATCTTCACCAAGAATCTTTACAAAGCGATTAACCAAATATGGAATATCAAAGAAGCGAGTGTTCCAACCAGTAATGATATCTGGTGTGTTGTATTTCCAATCTTCTAGGAATCTTTTGCAGAGATCATATTCATCTCTGCACTTTATGTAAGTAACATCATCACGGGTGTTATTAAAACTACCGCAACCATATACTTTCATATCACCATCAAGCGTCTTTACTGCGATTGCTGTGATTGGCTCATTTACTTTGTATGGGTCAGGAAAGCCATTTTCTGAACCGACTTCAATATCAATGACTGCAATATTAATTTTGGCTTGGTCCCAATCAATTGCGCCTTTGAATTCATCAGCAATATAGGCATATTCATATCTTGTGTTACCATAAATCTTAAAGTTCTCAACATCTTCATATCGATTAATGAAGTCTCTACATTCACGAATGGATCCAAGCATAATCTCATCCAGGTATTCACCATGGAGAGTTTTCCATTTCGTTTCTTTTTGGGAAGGCAAAAACATTGTAGGCGTGTAACCCACGCGGAGTTTTACACGCCTACCGTTCTCTACGCCTCTGTAAAGAATGTTGTTGCCAACACAAATTACATTAGTGTAAAAATTACTCATTAAAATTTAGGTATAGATGATGCGATTTGAATACCAGAACCAAAGACTTGATTGTATTGATTTGACAATTCAATCGCTGGTGTAGTTACAGTTAGAATATCCGAAGATACGAATTCAATTCCAGTAGAAAACTCTACGCAGTAATCTAAGAATGGAGAGAAGCCCATCATTGGACCATCTTTAGTTGGCTGTACAATAACCTGCACAGGTTTCTTTACGGTGTATACTCCACCGCTATACTCAACCTCACCAAGAATGGTTTGGTTTGTTTTGAAAGTAATAAGTTTCAAACTCATACTTTGATCCTTTCCTCAGCAAAAAAAGTTTTCAATGTTACCCACTTTTTGGGGAACAACATTTCACGACCGCGGAAGTCGGCCATGTCTTGTGTTGGGTCATTAACTAGACCAATAAGTTCAACCATATTGTCAAACTCACGCAGAACCAGGTCATACTTGTATGCCTGGAGTTTGTTTTCAACTGCCATATGATA